TTCATTGGTCACGCTATTATAGCACATGGCTAGTTTTTTATGAATGCACATCATCTGCAATTTAAGCAGGGAATGGAGATATCCCATATGGCACATGCCCCCATAAGCCGGGGTAGAGACATAAATCTTCTTAATTTCTTTCATTTATTGATATATATCAAATTATATAAAATTACATAGATATAAGTTTTCCTGACAAGGAAATTCTGATATGGAAGAGGAAGAAAAGAAATGGCAGAATTAAAGACAATAGACGAATTAATCCTAAAGAAAATAAGTGTATACTATACCTCTTTAGAGAACATGCATTTGTTGGAAACAGTGCATTCCTATATTGAGAATAACAAAGATAAGTTTACTGAAAGATCATGGAACTGTAATATTCAAACCTCTAAAACAATATCCCAAAATATTTTGTATGACATAGAAGAGTTTAATCATTTAGCCACTAGTTTAGAAAATATTATTAAAAAACTTTTATATAAAAATTTAAAAAAATACACCCCGTTTATGATTTATGACTCATGGATAAATATTTTAGGGGAGCATGGTTATCAAGAACCCCACCTACATGGCGACGGCGGATCTGGTGTTTTATATCTAACAGAGAATAATTCTGAAATTGAATTTATTATTTACCCAGAGGATTTACGAAAAGCAATAATTCCTAAAAAAGGTGCTGTTTTATTGTTTGACGGAACCACCTATCATAGAGTTGTAGAATCAAAACACGAAAGAATGTCTCTGGCTTTTAACTTTAAATTAAAATGAAAGCAGAAGTTATTACAGATTCTTTTTTTATTGGCCATTATAAAATAGCCAATAAATACATTAAAGACCTTAATAAAAGATATGAAGCTGCCAAGGATGGTTTAAAGAGTTACGGTCCCCGTTTAGCGGGGAGACTGGATAGTGAACTGGAGATGCTAAACATTATACAATCAACGGATTCTTTTCCTCAAATCGTTAAATGCATGGACAAACATATGAAACAAAGCATTAAATTTAAATGCCTACCCAGTAAAGCTTATGATTTAGATATTATAGGATGCTGGATAAATGATATGAAAGCGGGGGAATATAATCCTCCTCATACTCACCATGACGGATCTGGCTGGTCAACAGTTTTATTTTTAAAGGTTCCCGAATTCATTAACGATGCAAAAGATCCCCACAAGTTCAAGGATGGGGACCTGTGTTTTATCATGCAAGGGAATACCACTTATTATGTTGCCCCCAAAGTTGGGGATTTTTATATTTTTCACGCCCGTCACCAACATTGTGTAATGCCCTTTAAAACCAAAGACCCTAAAGCAGTTCGTCGATCCATGTCTTTTAATTTTATTGTGAAAAAGGAATTGAAAGACACAAACCAATGAGCGAATTAAATTTAACTATCATAGATAACTTTTTACCTGAAAAAGAATTCAATCAAATATATAATAATATTTCTTTTTTAGAATGGATCCATGACATCAATTCCCTCCACAAGGATGGCTATCCTGATTCTGGTCACGTGTGGTATTCCAATGGACCCCTTGCTTCAAAGGATTTTTCAATATTTAAAAAGGCATTAAGAAACAAACTTAATAAGAAAATAATTCATTGTGAAGGAAATTCATGGACTTGGGTTAGCGCTAAAGAACCTCTTCCTCACGTAGATTATGCAAAAGGTAAATGCGAACACCAGCTTATTTTCTATATTAAAAGTGATGAGAGAATCAATGGTGGTACTGGTTTTTATAGACAGCATGAAAAAAGTCGTGAGATTGATGTTCACGTGGGATTTAAAGAAAACAGGGCTCTTTTCTTTAAGGCAAAAGATTGTTGGCATACTCCTTTATTATGGAATGTTAAAAATAAAACACTAGGGAGATATTCTGCTATATTTCAATTAGTGGTTGAAGATCTATGAGAAAAGGAGGAGAAATAAATGAATCTTGAAATAACTAAACATAATATTTTTATTGACGAAGCATGGTCTTTTACAATGCCTAATCACGAAAAGTGGAGGAAAGAAATTAAAAATATAGTACTCGTAGAAAACAATAAAGAAATACATAAGCACACAACAATTCCAGAAGAAGACTGTAACGTTAAAGCTAGAAGAACCGCATGGGATTCTCATTTTCGATATCCTCAGATACGATCCTTAACTGATGAATTATCAAACATTATAATGGATTGGATTAAGAAAGATAATTTTGATGCCCCTTATATAAAAGTACAAGACTGTTGGATTAATTGGTATAATAAAAATGATCATGCAGTGCCCCACGATCATCCGTCCCATTTATCATTAGTCTATTTTGTAGATGTGGAAGATTCAGGGGCAGATTTTTTATTTCATAGAGCTGGTAGATTTGCATTAATAAGAAAAGAAAACAATGAAACATTTCGTAATAATATTAAATCCGTGAAGGTAAAAAATGGAACTGTACTCATGTTTAACGGGTCTTTAGCACACGCCGTCACTCCTAATTTATCTAATAACACTCGTATAACTTTCGCTGTTAATTATGAAGTAAGTTATCAAGAAAAAAGGGGGGATTATTAAATGTTTGAAAAGAAAATAACTTTCATTGCCACTGATAGAGATTATGAAAATATATGGCCACATCCCCAAGCTGCAAATCATTTTATTCCGCAGAATTATAAAAATTTGGAGCGTCACTTAGATAAGAATATTCACAAACCAACGGTTAAGGCGTGCATCCCTTTTTTAGATGCCTTAACTTTTGGATATATTATTCCTTTTGACCAAGATTATATTGTGGATGCAACGGAGACTGATTTAAGTATAATGGCTGCCAACAAAGAACCTGAACCTGCGGGATTTCATAGTAAAACCCAACTTCCGTTAGGAGATGACAAGGGGAAAGAAAACGCGGGAAAATTTCATAACAAATGGCTAATTAGAACCCCACCAGGATATAGCTGTTTATTTATTCAACCCCTTAATCGGACAGAAGAACGTTTTGAAATCATATCTGGAGTGGTGGATACGGATACATACATTAATGTAATTAATTTTCCTTTTCATTGGAAAAAATGGAATCAGCAAACCCTTTTGAAAAAAGGAGAGCCTATGGTTCAAGTAATGCCATTTAAACGAGAGTCATGGAAAAAATGGTCTGGTTTTATAATGGAAGTAGCCCATGGTCGAACCCTTCGACTTCTGGAAAGTAAGTTTGTGGATCGGTATAAAAAAATGTTCTGGAATAAAAAAAGTTTTAAATAATGAAGAAACTGAATAACGTTATAGAGAAAGTCCATTACACTAATCTATATAATCATGCCTCGTCATTCGATACAAGGTGGCGATATGTTGATTTTGTTGTGGATAATGCGGATACAAAAAATTATTATTTTGTCTCACTTATATTTGAGGATTACATTCTACAGGACCCTGTAGGTTTTGAACTATGTAAACCTATTTTTAGTGCCTTAAAAAAAGAAGAAAATCACGATATTGTTGTTCAACGAGTAAAACTTAATTTATATCCCTCATCACAAAAGCTTATAGAACATGCACAACATATAGACGGTAAAAGAGGCAATGCTTGTGTTTATATGTTAAATGATTGTGATGGATGGACAAAAGTAATCAATGATAAGTGTCTATCTGTCGCTAACACGGCTGTTTTGTTCAAAAGCAATGTATTGCACAATTCAACTAACTGCACGGATAAAAAAGTTCGTTTAACTATTAATATAAACTATATATGAAAAAATTAAGTGATTTTGTGAGATGCTACGAAAATGTAATTGACAAGGATTTATGTGAAAAAATTGTCAATCAAAAAGATCTTAAATTTTCAGCCGCTACTACGGGAGGATATGATAAAGTAAATCCTGCGTATAGGAGGTGTTATATGAAAAGCTTAGATAAGAAATTTGATAAAAATATTTTTAATATAATAGGTAAAATTATTATTAAATATAAAAAGGAAATCCCAGATTTTTTCACAGGACTAACGATTGCAGACACAGGGTATGAGCATCTTTTATACATAGGAAGTGAAAAAGGAGAATATAAAGAACACACTGATAGTAATGATACATCTCTTCGTGTTTTAAGCTGTTCTTTAATTTTAAATGATGATTATGAAGGAGGAGATTTTGCGTTTTTCGGAGGAGAATATATAGTTCCCAAGAAAGCTGGTAGCGCTGTTGTTTTTCCCAGTAATTTCTGTTTTCCCCATGCAGTCAAACCCGTTACAAAAGGAAATAGACACTCTATTATTACATGGATTCATTAACAAAAAATAAATACGTATATGTTAAAGACATGTTGTCTATGGATTTGGTAGAATACATCTCTACTTGGCATTTAAAAAACTATGAAAAAACAACCAAAGATGGTCAAGTTCCTCTCGCTTTTTCAATGCATTCCAAGGACTCAGAAATTTATTATCATTTACTTCATCATTTACTCCCTATTATGGAAAAAGAAACTAATTTAAAGTTAAAGCCTATATACAGTTATAGCAGACTTTATTTAGGTGGCGCCGAATTAAAAAAACATACCGACAGAAAGGCTTGTGAAATAAGCGCCTCTATAACTTTAAAATATTTTTACCATAATAAAGAATATCAATGGCCTCTTTGCATGGAAAATATGCCTATAAATATTAAGTCAGGTGATGGAGTTATTTATAAAGGAGAAGAGATAGAGCATTGGAGGCCTATTTTTCAACAACCAAAAAAATATTGGCATCATCAAGTTTTCGTGCATTATGTTGATTTAAATGGTCCTTATGCTGATGAGAAAGAGGAAGTTTATGAATCAATTACTTAACATTGATGATAAAGCACTAATAATAAAAGATTTTTTACCAACAGATCTATTTAAAAAAATTAATAAATTTGATTTCAGTAAATGTAATAAAGGTAATAAAGAACTATCTAAACAATCATGGCAAAAAAGTTTGTTTACGGATCAATATAATAATGAGACACAAGAAAATATAGAAGCATATGACAATATATACCTAAAAAATGCTGTCCTCGCCGATAAGACAGGACGCTATTTAGAGAAAGAAAAATTTGATGATTATCTTCTCAAAGAGATTGCAGACATTGTTTTTCTTAGTCCCCACATACCTACCGATAGAAAAAAAATTGGATTAATTATAAATTATTATGAATATAAAAAATACGCAGGAATAAATTGGCATAATGATAAATCACATACTTTAAATTTTTCTTTATATATTCATGATTTATGGGATGAAAATTGGGGAGGTGAAACATTAATTGATACTGGAAGAGGATTACCCTTAGTCTCTTATCCTTACTCAAATACAATGCTTATTATAAAAAATGATGTTCCTCATCGAGTATGTCCAGTAGTTGTAGATAAAACAAGAAAAGTGTTACAGGGAAGGATACGCTATTATGAATAGTGAGGATCGTAATCAATCCAAGTTTTATTCCAGACTAAAGTATCAGCCTCGTTTCCATCAGCCACCCACGCATCAGTAGCCGTTGACAATGCTGCGTTGTGATCGATCTTCGCGGTTTCAATTTGTCCTTTTCTTGTCTCTCCCCATGTAAGAAGATCAGCTATGGTTGTTGATCCAACAGCATCGGAAGTATCATTTAAGTCAGTATTTCCCGTCATATTGCCACTAGCATCCTTGCTTTGAATTTCCTTCTGTCCTGAAGTCCATAAAACATAATGAACCGTATTCTCTAGTGCAGGCATTGCATTGCCTTTATCCACCCACCGAATAAGAAAAGAATCATCTATGTTAATAGAGTCGTTATTTGATATTACAATATGAGTTGCCATAAATATTCCTTAGTGTTTTATAATGTAGTTAACCACCACGTAAGGTGAAAAAGTATTGTTTCCCGCTGCCGTTACCGTTCCTGTAAGTGTAGAAGCTACTGCCACAGTACCTGTCAGTGATCCCGCCAAGGTGTGAGCATGATTGTGCCCCGTTCCTGAACCCGAATCTTCCGTGTTCCGCGGACTGGTTGGGGACGGGTATACGAAGCCTATTACCTGGCCTCCTTGACCTGGCCCTCTGCCTGGGTCCACTGTATTTTGGATGAATACTACGTAATCATGATCATGAGAGGCTAGTTGAGCCTCGGTGAGTGATGTATTGGAAATAGATCCCGTTACCGTTACCGCTTGGTTATTGGTAACAGTATTAGTTGCCGCTTGGTTATTGGTAACAGCCACGGTTACCGTATTAGCACCGCCTGTTGCCGCTAGATTGTAGGTATTGCCGTCATATCCTTGCGGTGTTTTTCCTTGTAGTTGGGGAACATTAAAAGTTGTTGATCCGTTTCCCGCTCCATAGGTATCTCCAAGAACCACATAAAGTTCCGCGTAGGTTGTTCGTGATACAGCAGTTCCATCGCATAATAAATATCCAACAGGTGCTGTAGCTTTTCCCCAAGGCTTGATTGCACCTACTTCGCTTCTGTTTGTAAAATCTTGTAAATTAGTCATTGTACTTTAGCCTCCAACCATTTGTTGAATCGTAGTATACCAAAGAAATCCCTGCACTGTTAGTTGAAATTGTCATATCGGCTGCGTCTCCTTGAACTTTTTCAGCACCACCGTCAATAGTAATATTATTGGTTCCCGCACTTCCTGTGCCATCAATAACTTTTACTTGCATTCCGATTGTAGGAGAGGCGGGTAATGTTATTGTGACTACGTCACTTGAGCAGTCAACAAAAATATTATCGCCGTCTGAGGCTGTGTAAGGGGAATCACCGTCATCTTTTTCCACCCATGATTCGCCCAATCCAGCTAAAGAAAAAATATCGTACCAGTCAGTACCATCAGTAGCAACTAAACGGTACTTACCATTTGCAATACTCATAGTATTGCCTGAGGCTCCTAATCGTGCTGTTATGGTCGCACCACCACTAATATTATTGTAAATTCCATAAGTTTTTTGTGTAGCGGGAAATTGAATTGTCTGAGTTGCAGAAACAGTCCCTGAAAAAATTAATTGATTTTGTCTAGCTTGGTTGTTGGCCGCGGTATCGGGTCCGTCGGCATTGGTTAATGTTATCCCAGTTCCTGTTGTAAGAGCGGGTACTGCATATACACCAGCAATGGCGAATTCAAAAACCTGGGAAAAGTTATTGTTGGTAATGGTTCCCCATGTACCTGAATTCTCCCCTGTTACTTGTAATTCCGTTCTAAGACCAGTTGAATACGTTACCATTTAATCTCCTAATACCTTTTTTTAATGATTTTATGCAGCCTTGTCAACTTCTACCCAAACGGCTGTTTGCGAGTCAT